ATGATGGCAATGAACATGGAGGAACTTAAAGATGCTTTTGCTAATCCCAATGCAACAGCACTAGAGAAAACTGTAGCAGGAGCAATAAGGAAAAGCATAACAAAGGGTTCTTTATACTCAATGGAGACTTTAATGGACAGAGTATTTGGAAAGCCAAAGGAGACAGTAGACAGCCATGTAGAAATAAAAGACACAACGCACACAACTGAGTGGGGAACATAAAACTATACAAGCCACATCCTAAACAAAGGGAGATACACGAAGCCTTAGAAACAGATATAAAATATTGCATTGTTTCAATCGGCAGACAGTTTGGTAAAACATTATTTGCAGAGAATCAAGCAGCCAAGTGGGGGTTAGAAAACAAGAATTGGAAAGTTGGCTGGATTAGTCCAACTTATAAGCAAGCTAAAAAAGTATTCAAAGAGATTACAAAAGCTCTAGCTAACTGTATTTACGTTATCGGAGTAAACAGAGGCGATCTAGTTATTGAGTTTAACAATGGCTCTATAATACAGTTCTATTCAGCAGAAGCATACGATAGTATTAGAGGAGAAACCTTTGATGCTTTAATATGTGACGAGTTCGCTTTCTTTAAGCCTGAGGCATGGAATGAAGTATTGAAAGCAACTGTATTGGTGCGAGGTAAGAAAGTTTTAATCTTATCAACTCCAAAGGGCAAGAATCAATTCTACAATTTATTCAATCTAGCTGAACACAACAGCAACTATATTAGTTTCAGAGGCAGCAGCTACGACAATCCATTTATAGACCCCGAGGAAATAAGAGAAGCCGAAAGGAACTTACCCGACCATGTATTTAAACAGGAGTATCTAGCAGAGTTTCTGGACAATGGTAGCTCAGTATTCAGAAACATACAAGAGTGCATTAAAAGCTCTAATAATACGTCTAACCTTTACGCAGGGATTGACTTAGGGCGCTCGGATGATTATACAGTACTAACTATTGTAGATAATAACAATATAGAGGTGTATTCTGAACGGTGGAGGCACATGGAATGGAGTAGCATTATTAATAACATAGTAGAGCAGTTAAATAAGTTTAGACCGAATACCTTAGTAGAGTCTAACGGAGCGCAGGATGCTATATTTGAGCAGATCCGAAATAAGGTAGCTTACAATAAAAATAGTATTCAACCTTTCGTTACTACATCCAAAAGCAAACAAAATATAGTAGAGGACTTGATAGTTAAGTTTGAGAATAAGGATATAGGTATAATTGGCTACGATTGGCAAGTAAACGAGCTAGAAGTATTTACATATGAGTACAACCTAAAGACTAGAGCTATAAAGTACTCAGCTCCTGTAGGCTTGCATGATGATTATGTAATGAGTAGAGCAATAACAAACCATGCTTTAAAAACTATGAAAGCATCGGGCAAGTATTTTGTATATTAATTATACAACTAAATTATTTTTTTACAATAGACAATATGAGAATACCAAAGAGCCTAAAGGAGGTACTTGTAAAAGATTATATTAAAATCAACAAAATAAGGAGCGCAGAGTACGACAACCCTTTTACAAGGACTATAGACCTATTGTGTATTTTCAACAAACGAGAGGATGTTTTAAAGTGTAAGCCATCTGAGTTAGCTATTGACTTGAGCCATTTATTAGTTGAGCCTAGTAGAATACTTAAACAGTATTTTACAATCAACGGTAAAAGGTACGGAATAGTAAACCATATTAACGATTTAGAAGCAGGGCAGTATATGAGCTTTACAACTTACTTAAAAGGCTTTGCAGATAACCCAAATGTACATATTGAGCAGATGCCCGACATTCTAGCTAGTGTAATATTTCCAGTTGACAAAAACAATAAAGTAATGGCAATAGAACCTAGTTACTTTAGAAACCTAGCAGATGACATAAGAAACACTATGTCTATTGAAGATGCTTACCCGATTTGTGTTTTTTTTTGTCACGTATCAGCGAGCTTAATGAGGCTTACGAAAACCTCTTTGAATCAGAAACTAGAGAGCATGACGGAGCAGAGCAGGAGCGCGATTTTGGAGGTGGTGAAGGATTTGGAGAGCGATGGGGTTGGATTGCCACCCTCGATAGCCTCTGCAATGGAGACTTTACAAAAAGACCCTACTACGAAAAAATGAACGTAATAGAGTTCTTAAATATTTGCTCTTATGTAAAAGAGAAGCAGAAAGCAGAAGCAGCACAAAGAAGAATAGAAGAACTAAAAAGAAGATGAGCGAAGGAATAGTAACAAAGCATAGTTCAATATCTCAGATCCTAGAGGACTTTGGGAATGAGGTTCTAGGTAAGTTTAAAAGCAACCTAGAAAGGGATCGTGCTATTGCTTCTGGAGCTTTATATCAAAAAATGACATTTAGGTCTACTATAATGGGTACAGAGTTTCACTTTGTTCTAGACATGGGGGTTGACTATTGGAAAGCTGTAGATGAGGGCAGAGGACCTACAAAGAAAGCAGGAGGCAACTTGTTCAACTCAATATTGACATGGGTAAACACAAAAGCTACATTTGGAGGTTTCCAGAATGTACAGAATATCTCAGATAAAGCAGTACAGAGGGGTTTGGCTTATGTAATAGCAAGGAAGATCCACAAGAAAGGAACTAAAGGTAACAATTTTTATTCTAGCGTAATAACAGAACAAAGATTAGACAAATTAAAAAAAGACTTATCTAGTGCTGCTAGTGGAGACTTGAAAACAGTAATAACAGAGAGTTTCAAAAAACTAAAATAAATGGCAATAACTATACACGCAACCCCTAAGGACTTTGCGCCTGTTTATAACAAAATGGAGTATCTTATCGAATCGACTAATGTAGCAGAGCCTAACTTTGCTTATTTGATAGACATCTATATAAATGGTTCAGGAACTAAGACAGTAAGACTAAGAATACCACTAAGACCATCGGACAGTTACGGAAAGGTAGACATCCACAGAGTTTTAGAATCTGCTCTTGCAAGCGATGTAGGAAGCCCAACAGGAACGGATGGAACTTATGATGCTAGTAATAGCTCACTTTCTTATATCGTAAAGTTTGGCGAGGAATACGGCACTACAGTAGTACAATATCCAGACCTTACTATTGACTCAAGTAGAAAGGCTTTTAATGCATCACTAGAAAAGCGACCTTTTATTAATTGGGATGTAACAGAGTATGAGCTAGATGGTATTACTAAGAAGTTCTTAACCAATATGCCAGACAATCACAAAGTCTCTATCGACTCGCATGGGTGGCTTTATTATTTGGATGACCCTGCAATAACTTTTATTAATGTAAATGTATTTGATTTAAATGGCAGTCCTTTAGCAGGAGCTAAAATAGATGTAACAGCTAGTAGCTCAGATATACAGTATGTACCTAGTTCTCCTGCATCTTTGAATAATATAGATGTGGCTAATTTATTGGTAGGAGCGCAGCCTATTATAGACTCTACGGTAGGCTCTTATGAGATACAAGCTAGAGGAGTAGGCTCTTATTCAGAAACTAGAACCTTTGTAATTGAGGAGTCTTGTAAATACAATACGAACACTTTAATATTCCAAAATAACTTAGGAGCATTTGATAGCTTTACATTTTACTTAGGCGATATGTCAACTACAGCGATAGAACGTAAAGACATGAAAGTAAATGTTGATACTGTAGTAGGCAATGACATAGTGTATAGTATGAATGAGCGCGAAAAGGTAACTTACTATACAAAGAAAAGTGAAACTATTAAGCTCATGTCGGATTGGATTAGCGAGGAGGAGAGTAACTGGCTACTAGAGCTAATGTCTAGTCCTGAGATATATTTACAAGAGGGTAACGAACTTACAGCAGTAGCAAAGATTAAAGCAACTAACTACACTAAAAAGAAAGTAGTACGCGACAAGCTATTTAAAATAGAAGTAGAGCTAGAGTTAGGTTATGACGATTACAGACAACGTATATAATGGTTAAAGAGAAACTTATAATAGATGGAGTTGATATTCCAATAGATAAGGGTATAAGTACAGTCTTAACTTTTAGTATTAAGGATATACAGCAACCCGACAAAGTAAAGTCTAGCTTTAGTAAGACTATTAAACTACCGGGAAGTAAAGCAATAAATGACAAGCTAAATTTTATCTTTGAGGTTAACTCAGATTCTACCTTTAACCCTAACTTAAAACTAGACGCTACTTACTTTCAAAATGACAT